GTATGACAACTGTTGACCATAAAGTTGTTCAGACTTCTGGTACTGCCGCATTTGTGACCTGTACTCATAGTCTTGAATCTTTAGAGCATACTGCCAATCCTGATTTGCAGTGTCATCTTTCCAAGTTGCTAGAGTTTCTTCGTTCTGATTATTAAGTTGCCATTGTTTCTGTTCTTGCTTATAATCAGCTTTAATTCTCTTCTTGCCATATTTCCATGACTGAAGATCATATTCATGTTGCCTTGCAATGGCTTTGTTCTGTGCATCAGCTTCAGCTTGACCAGACAAACCTCCAAAGATACTGCTAATCCCAGTCGTTATTAGCGATCCAAGAAATGGATCCATCTATTACGCCCTCCTATAGAACCCAGGTGAGTACTGTCCTTCCCATTGCATTGCTACCAGGCTGACAGGGAACGGATTATTAGAAATTACTTTCATGATATAATTGTCAGGCCTTTGATAGACTGGTACTTTGTAAGTATAGGATTCACGATATGGGGCTGTATCAGCAGAATAGGTATCTGCTATCTGAACACCAGATGTATCAGTCCACTCAGTTCGTGTATTATCTTTGATATTGAAACTAACAGAACCACCAAGACCAGTATAGAACTTCATTCGAGCAGTAGTTGTATAACCGGTAAAATCATAACCCTGATCTTTTGAAGAATAGTCGTAACGAGGCAGTTGTATCTCCATGTCATACGAGTATCCAACATAGATATAGTTGTTTACAACGTTACCAGGAATATCAAAGTAGTCTCCTCCACCATCAGTCTGTTTGACTATGACATTGGAAAGCCCAGTAGTGTTGGCTGATACAACTGGTGCCGAAGGTGCCGGGGCAATACCTGACACAAAGTTAAGAATCTGAGTAGTGACATTCTGAATACCACTAGGAAGTACCTTTCCAGCTGGAGGATCAAGTGTTGCTCCGATAGAAGTGTTAATCTCTTCGTGTGTATATGTGGTATCGTTTGGATAGCTGACATAAGTTACAGGCCTAGATGCAGACTGCATGGCAGTAACAAAGGCTTGTTGACCAGTAGTCCTTGCGGTTGGTCCACGACCCAATACAAGAAATGGAGGAGTGGTTCCACTTATGTTGCTTTGCGGAGAGGCTTGTGCATATGCAGCTGTAGCTAGTGTCGTATTAGCAAAGTCTGTAGTTAAGGCAGAGCCAGTTCCTGTAATAGAAGCGTCAGGATAGATTCCAAAAACGTTCTGATAGAATCTACGTTGTGATGTTGGTGTACCAATAGCACCACCTGCAGGGTTGATAATTGCCTCTTTAACGTCAAACCCTTCAGTATCAACTGATACTACCCCTTTTAAGGCTGAACTAGGAACACCAGCTGCTGTAATAAATGATTGATTAGTACCAAGCAATGAAACAAGCTGAGCACCAGCACTGTGACCTATAAGTATTAACTTAGTAGGATCACCACCATAATCATCAATGTTAGTATATGTCCATCCTAGAGCGGTAGCGCAATCATTGATGTGAGTAGGATACTTTAGTCTTGTATTTACCCATGTAGTATAATCATTGCTAGGCACAGCACTTAGACGATAGTTGACAGAAACAAAAATGTATCCTTTAGAGTTAAAGAACTTTGCTTTACTATCAACGCTATCTTTGTCTCCACCAACCCATGCGCCACCATGAATATAGACAATCACTGGCCTTGCGGCTACAGCTGTCTCTCCAAAATGGTAAATATCAAGATTCAAGAGATTCTGATCAACACCTACAATCGTGTTGTAAGGTATATCTGGATTAGTTCTAGTTGCCTTTTGAAGGCCAACTACATACTGAAGCTCCTTGTTGGTATCGTAGTATGTTGGGATATAGACTTTTGTTTGTCCATTACTATATGTGGGTAGAGTTGTGATCTCTGACCACCCATCTAGATATGGATCTACCTTGTTTCCAAGCGAGTTAGTTAGTCCACTTGTTGATGGTGATAGTACCAGTTTATGGGTAATCACATTATACCCCTCTGTACCTGAAGTCAGTACATAGAGAGTATCATTCTGAAATGCCGTCTGAATAACGTTAGAGTATAAGTCCCAACGTACCCAAGAAGCCATCTTCCTTTCATCACCCTCTTCATAATACCTAAACAAATATAGATAGGTTGAATCTCTTGCCGATGCTACCCAAAGACCATTCTGTGAACTACCAATTGCATTTGTGATGGACTCAGGAATCCACTCAGGGACAATCTTACTAGATTCAGTCACAGAAGGTGCTTCCTTCTGACCACGAGTAAAGATTTCAAATGCTCTAGACCAACTTGGATTCTTACTGACAAACATGACAGTAGATCCAAGGTCAGCAGGTTTGATGTATTTATCGCATTCGTAGTTGGAAAGGGATCTTATTGTTACATTTGCTGGTGTCCACGCATCACCATCACCAGCTTCCATTAAAAACTGCTGATTAGCACTGAACAGTAGAAGACCTTGAGGGATAGGTACAACTGAGTGAAGAACAGCTGGTTTAATGCTTGCACAGCTAAGATCAATAGGGTCAGCAACTGTTTGTGTGGTTGCTGTCTTATGATAGAAGTTCCAATAGTCACCAGCTTGTGACATGGAAACATTATCCTGAGTCAGAAACCCTAGACGATTGTTGAATAAGAAGATATCAGCGATGTTACTACCAACAAAACTTGGATGAGAGTTAGAGTCATCATCACCAACTAATCTGTCTTCCCATTGAAGAGGTAATCCATTGATATTCTCGTTTCCATTTAACTGAGCAACTCTAAAAGTACCATCACCCATGTTCAGCAGTACAACAGGCATGGTAGCTGGATCTAACCCTAAGCTTACAGTGGGAGCAACAGTTTCTTCCCAGTAACCCTTACCAGATACACCATTGTCAGCAATAAACTTTAGATAATAATCGTCTTTGTCTGCCGAAGTATTAGAGACCTTTACTACCTGATTGTTGAACGCTTGTTCCGGAAGACGGTTGAATGAATCAACACTATCCTGAAAGACTCTTAGATCTTTTCCGTCAAGACCAGCAACAGCCTTAACATCTATAGCAGCTGTATGCGTTAGATAGATAGTATTGTCTATTACCGTCTTTGTTGTATATCCAGCAGTTATTGCAGCTGAAAGTCCTGCTGTTACATCAGCAAGCTTTAGTGGAGGACTTGATGTTGCGGTGGTGGTGTATGTGTAGTCAGTTCCATTGATTGTAACTTTGTATTGAGTTTCATACTCAACAGAGTTTACAACTATAGTTGCCTGTCTATTTGGATTCCAAGTAGGAGTAGATAAAGGGGAGACAACCTTTTCGGTATTTACAATATAGGTGAAGTCGTTTATGGTAAGAGCCTTCAGACTCCTGTAGTCTGAAGCCGAAAGATATGCTTTAGTTGCATTACCAGTTCCAATGGTTCCTGAATAGGATACTGATTGCTCAACACCTGTTGTAATATCCCAGACTCTAACAAGCCCGTTACTTCTTGCAATGGAAACAATGTACTTTGTCAAGTCATCACGAAAGACAAAGAACCATGCATCTCCATCTTTACCACTAGGACTTCCAGCTAACTGGCTTATAAATTTACCACCAGGCCTTTTGATCATTCCAAGTGTAGGATCTGGATAGCAGTTCAGAGCATCCTTTACCTGACCTGGAAATAGCTTCTCATCAGCTTGCTGGGAAACACCACCAAGGAAGTTAGATATTCTCTGTGATACTGCTGTCATCGTGCCAATGCTCTAAACGGTTGATAGCTGACGTAGTAATCGTCGCCTTTGGGGAAACCAAACATAGTATAATCCCCTTCATTACATTCATATTCGATACAAGCTGCTCGACGCCAACCTTCTGCAGCACTCAGTGTCTGAGCTAGGTTGATATCACCTACCAATCGAATAGCTGCTCTAGAGGCTGCTCTAGCTGTAATGTAATCCCTGAAGGGTTGTGGTAGATCATCAAAATCAAAGAACCAGACAATATCAGCTTTATATTCCTTGATCTCCCATACGTTAGTATGGCCAATCTTGTCATAAAGCTTTCCATCACGAATAACAGTGTCATACTGAACATTCTCGTACAACTGGCTGAGATCTATTGAGATCATGTTGCCAGCAACGTTTATGTATCCGTTTGTATCTGGGGTAACTGGGTATTCTAGTTCTTTATTGAATGACCAACCTTCTGCCTGCACTTCTCTGCTAATGTCCATTAGGGTGTTATAGGCAAAAGCAACTTCAGGGTTGGTAGTATCCAGAACAGTGACTGGAGCCTGTCCTACTGACCCCAGAATCTCGTTAACAGCAGCTAGTTGTGTGGTCGTATAAGTAGGAGTCGGCATAATGATAACGTTATACGCTATTTAAGGAAAAAGGGGAACCTTTAATTGGCTCCCCAGTTATTAAAAGATCAGCTACGGGTGATCGCCGGATAGTCCACTTCTTGACCGCTGTAGCTAACGCGAAGACCTTGAGTCTCCGAGTACACAGCAGAGAAAGCAGACTGGTTACCAGTACCAAACGAGCGAGCAGTACGCGACGGAGACTTACGCACAGCAGTGCGGTTCTGTACGTTCAGCGTACCAGCAGCACTGTAGGAACCAGTACCAAGGGCACCAGTGGCAGTGCTAGGAAGACCCGCTGCACGGATTCCAGAGACGCCACCAAGGCCAGTATTCGTTGCGGCGTTAGCCATTATCAGAACCTCCGATATTCGCCGTAGGAGCCAGCATAGACAATATCAGTACCAGTACCAGCAGGAGCAAACTGGAAGATCAGGTTGCTGTTGGTAGTGGCGTTGTTGACCACGACAACACGGACATGAACAAAACCATTACCAGTGTTGGCAGTGGTAAC